CCGCACCAGAGGCGGCAAAAGGATTAGCAGCAAGACCGTAACGAGTCTTGAAACCAATTTTTGGCTGGAAGGAACTCTCACCAACCGCACGAACCATCTGTAGTGGAACGTATGGGCAGTAGAAGAACCCAGCATCATAAGGGGATGAACCCTTATAACCACAAACGTAGTACTGTGAAGCAGCTACGTTAGCAGCATATGGATCAACATACACCTTGAAACGACCATTCATAACACCAGCAAATGTGGTAGTTGTGTCGTCAACATTAAGGCTATTATTGAGAGCAGGGGTATAATCCAGAACACCAGCCATCTGAAGTGCAGAAGCAACATCAGCGGAGCAGATGACCATATTACCCTTGCCGCGACGAGTCTGTTGACCAATCGCATTGGCATCACGTTCAATAGCGAACATAAGACCCTTGAACTTCTCAACTGACCAACGACCATTTGAGTCGGTGTCAAGATCAAAGATACCAGCAGTTGTCGTATTAACCTGAGCACCCTTAACAGCGGTGACATACAGGGAACGAACTACCTCACGGTTAATTTCAGCGAGGATTTCAGAACTCAGAATATTCGCAAGTTCTGTCTCAGCGTCTAGGCCGTGGATTGCTTTCAAGTCCTGAGCAAGTTCCATTGTGTACTCGGCCTTGAGGGCACGGGACACAGCAGTAACCGTGGACTTTTCGATTGAGAACGCCATCTGAGCAAAAGCGTTAGTTGAACTATCGCCTAATGCTTCACCTTGGGCCCTTGTCATACCTGTAGCACTTACATAAGTACCGGCAGAAGGACTGTCATTCAAAACCGCAGGGTTAGTCTCTGTAGAACCAACATCACCACCACCGACAGTACCGGCGGCGTTCTGATTCGATGCACCAGTTTGACCAGGCATTGCCTCATCAACCAGAGCCTCAGCACCATCTTGCGACAGGAACGAGGAGCGCATTGCAAAGATAAGACCCGTTGGGCCTGTCATTGGTTGCACACCGCATACGTCATACGCAATCAGGTTAGGCATTGCACGGCGAACGAGAGATATGAGAATCGGGTCCCAAGTATCCATCTGTCCACCACCCATGCTGTTAACAGGAGCAGCTTCCGAAAGGAAACTACGATCTTCTTTGAGAGCCTTTTCTTGGTTCTCTAGGATGAGAGTGGTAACTGCCCGCTTGTAAGAATCCTCAATCTTAGGAAGATCGGGGTGTTCTAGGACTGGCTGCCACTTTTCTTGTAGATGTTCTGTTTGAAACATTTGTTTCTCCTTTTTAATTACATCCGTTTAATATAATGTTTTATGCACTCGCCTTTTGATTACGACTGATGGCCGACATATACGTTTTCATGGCATCTGTCGTATCAACGTCCTTTGCGGTGCTACCATCTTCATCACCAAATGTTTCATCACTTGTACTTGATGGTTGAGTTTTTGGGAAATAACTTTCTTTCAGTGTGTCAAGTTTCTCACGGAAAGACTCTTCACTCCCAAACTCTACATCTTGTGTAAGTGATTTAAACTTCTCAATTTCGGTATCGGCCAAATCTTCAGAAACTTCGGAAATGACCTGTTCACGAACTAGTTTATCATTGGAAGATGTAAGACCAACACTCTTTTGAATAGCCTCATTCAACTTCTCTTCTAGTTCGGAAATCTTTTCAGATTGAGCTTCCAGAACGTCATACTTCTCGTCTGGAACATCAATGTAGTGATCTTCAAACAACTGTTTCAATCCAGAAATAAAGTCTTCTGCAATCTCACCCTTTAATCCACGTTCAATTGCCAACTCGTTTTCTTTCGTCCATTCCTCTACAACGTAGTTGAGGTATGTGTCTACCTTTTCAGTAAGTTCTTCCTTGAAAGTATCCAATTCGGTTTCTTTCTCAGACCTTACTTGATCGTCAATCCGTCCAATCTCTGAACGAATCTTGGATTTTACTGCGGCCTCAAAAATTGTTGCGGCCTTAACCTTGAATTCCTCACTAAGAGTATCATCAGCACCCATGAGTGCTTCCATATCCTCTTTGACAGAAATGCTTTTAATTCTCTCGTCAATCTCTGCCTTCTGGTCTTCAAGTTTCTTCAACTCTTCTTCTGTTTCAGCCTTACCAGCTTCAGCAAGTTTATCAGCACGAGCAGCCAACATCTCTTCAATGTCTGCCTTCTTCATTTTGCCAATCTGTTCTAGAGCCTGAGCTTTAGTCATTTTTTTGTTCTCCTCCAGCTCTTCGCCGTCATGTTCGATTTCATCACCGGCAGCAAGTTTCTGAGGGGTGTCTGCTTTACCAGCACTCTTCTGTTGAGCGTCACCACTCACAGGTTTTGCCGCAGCAGTTGCTTTCTGACCAACTTTCTTTTCAGCACGGTCTTCATCAGCACCCTTTTCAACTTTAGCTTCTGGATCAGCACCACCCAAGTCTTTCGCTTTCTCACCCTTTACGGTTTCTTTCTTGTCAGCACCAGCAACATTAGGAGCAGGGTCTTTAGCGTTGGAGACACTATCTCCAGCATTATCAGAACCTAATCCAAGGTCTTTTGCCTTGCCTAAAGGTTTCTCAGAAGCCTCTTCAAGTTCAGCAAGAACTTCTGCTTCGAGTTCTTCAATTGTTTTATCTAATTCGGACATAGGTTTGTCTCCTTACCTTTGTGTATATTATATTTATAAATTATAACTTTTTGAGGAACTTAGCAAACTCTAAAGCTTCCACTTTTGCATCTCTATTACGTTGTTTAACGTCAAATTTCCGCCTTAATTCAACAAGTTCCGACTCAATTAGAGCTCCATTGTTCCAGACCCACTCTTTTCCTTCCATAATACCTTCTACAAAAGCATTTGGTGCGGAAGGGTCTGCAACAATATCAGCTGCGGTTGCGAGATAAAAGTCATCTCTCACATAATTAGCACCATTTTTTTGATTCAAACTTCCCATGCCTCTAGAAGAAACACCCAACTTACCACCCTCATTCATAATATTTTTTACAATCTTACCCATTGGAGTTTCCATAATCTTTGCTTCACCAATGAAATTCTTACCGTCTGGATACAATTCAGTAACCATATGAGATACACGCTCAAGATTAACAGTTGGACCTTCGGGATGACCTAACTCTCCATATGCACGTTTTTCATTGATGAATTTCTTATTATATCGGGCAACTTCCTTTTCAAGAACTTCCATAGGATACACCCGACCATTACGGTTTTTAATATCAGCTTGTAGAAAAATACCTTTAATCTTATAGTTTTTACCACCACCTTCTTTTGCTTCGGTGATGTATTCTACTTCATCTACAGCCTCTGAAAATAATTTTACAGTATTCATGTGATATTATCCTAACCAGTTATGCAGTATAATTTTCATCTTTAACAAACTCAATCAATATAAAACCTGATGTACCTTGACAAGATAGTTCCATATCACCAGAGGTTGCGCCAGTATTTGTTGCATTAGATTTAATCAACCCAGCAGTTCCATCATAATGTCCACTTCCAGCAAGGTCAATTAATGTTACATCTGAATCACCCTGTTCAATAATTGCAGCATGGCCTGTATCATCATTAGCAGTTCCTTGTACTAAACCCCACCAAAGTCTTTTGATGTGTAATTTAGCTCCGTTAGCATGTCCATCTAAAGCACTTGCATCTAGAATAGCATTGGTTGCGGTTGTATCATCATCAATATTAACTAAGACAGTAACCGTACCACCTGCGGCACCGGCGGTTCCCATTGCAGTATCTCTTAATGTTCTTGTTGCAAAAGCCATACTCTAACTCCTATATTGATAACATTTCTTTCTCAAAATAATCCATGAGTTCATTTTCTCGAACTTTAAATTTCTTTGATACTTCTCGTATAGTTTTCTCAAAAGTATTTAGGAAATCTGAAGGTTTAGAATCCATAATTTTAAAAATTTGATCAACAGCATCTTTCATTTTCGGAGATAATTTCTTATACTGCCGAGATTTTTTGTGTTCATCCTTTTCTATCACAGATGTGTATACACCTTCAAACTTCTGACTCATTATTATTCCTCGCTTGCGTCAGTTTCTATGGCTTCTACGGCTTGGTCAGTTTGCCCAGTTTGAACAGGCTCAATGCTGCGGAAATGGATATAAGCACCATAACCGACAATTCCAATTAATACTAAAAGTAATAGCATATAAATTTTTGACATTTAATACTCCTTCTATTCATCTTTATCTGTAGTACTAGTACTAGCTACAGCATGTCCTGTAGAACTAGCTACAAAAGTTTTAGATACTTCTTTTCTTTTTATTTCCAATGCATCACCAACCTTACTGGCAACCGAATCTTTGAAAGCCTTTTCAGCTCCTAAATTATTTCCTGCTGAAATTGAATCTACAAATTCTCTACTCATTTTTTCTTTCCTTTCACAATAAACGAGGGATCAGCTTCAGCTTCAACTTCAACTGGTTCCTCTTCACCTTCGGGTGGAGCATCTGGGTCTACACCACCCACAGACAATTTAACTCTATCTGCGGCCGACATACTTGGGTCAATAGGTTCATCACCCGGCCCAGTTGGAATTCTATGAATACCATCACCACCATCAGGTACAACAATTCCACCATCCATCGGATCAGTCTCAGTCTCTTTCTTAATCTGATCACGCATTTCTTGAATCTCTGTATCATTCATACGCAACACTTTCTTTAATACATATTCCTTACTAAAGAAAGTACCAATATAAGCTTCAACTGTCTGTAATTGATTAAGTCTATTCTCCAAAAGTTCTGCATCTTTAAGTTCTGCAAAATGACCATCTGCAAGAAAATCATATTGAATATGTTCTTGTATTTCCGGCCAATCATCAGGTGCAATTACTCCTTTAAGGAGTAGTTGAGTTTTGAGAATGTCAGTGAATATGGGAGAGAATTTCTTTCGTATTCGCTGTACGAACTTTGTAAATTTAAGCTCATCTCTGGTAATTTCTGTGCTTCGGCCGAGACTAAATCCACTTTCGGATTCCAATCTGGATATTGGCACGTTAAGTGAACGGTATAGTTTCCTTTGGAAGTAAGTGATGTCATCAATCTCTCCTAAATTAGAACCACCTGGCAATGTTGTAATTTCTGTGCCTCTACCACCCTCTCGGCGTGGGAGCCAGAAATCTTCCAACATACTCATATGATTTCTATCATCTCGTATCTCACCAGTTGTTGCATCATATACTAATTTGTTACGATAACGATTCATAACGTCTTTTAGATATTGTTCTGCCTTTATCTTGGGTAAATTACCAACATCAATGTAGAAAATCCTACGTTCTGGTGCTCTTGAAATGCGATAGATAACCAACGCATCTTCAATCATTCTCAATTGATTTACAGGTTTAATTGCTTTGTGTAGATAAGAAAGAACTCTACCACTATTACCATCTATCAAACCAGAGGGAATATAGGCAATTGAATCTGTTGCTATCTTTACTCCTAGACCAGCTGCACCCATAGTAAGAGGGTTTAATCCTTTTTCATTATATACAAAATATTCATTAATCTTGTCGGTCATTTCAACGCCAGTTTTAGAATCAATATCTTTTTCGATTTCTCTGACTTTTCTAATTTTGGTTGAATCAATATATCTTAGTTCTGTAATTCCTTTTCTTGGATTTTTGGTATCAATAATCTTATGATAGAATACTCGCCCATCCACATACCACCGACGAAAAACATCATGTCCTCTTTGTTCAAAATGTAGAAGTCGTAAAACTTCATCAAATTCTTTACGAATTTTTCTTTTAATTTTATCTGGATAACGTAAACGATCTAAAGAAATTTCTACTGATTGATCGTTTTGATTAGAAACAATGCCCTCATTTACAATGTCTTCAATAGCAGTATCACACTCAGCTTGCTGAGCAATATCGCGATACCGCCGAATTAAATCTATATCGGATCGTTCTCTACCATCTGTGTCTAGAATTTGTCCAAAGAAACCGCCACCAGCTACATCAATGGTGCCGTCATCAGGAGTTGGGGTGGAAAATGTTCTTTCCCCACCCTTATCCTTAATCGCCCGTTGTATTGTGAACCCAAAAAGTTCTGCCATAATATCTCCTACCAGTTATTACTATTTAGTAGGATCAAATTAGAAGTTTACGCCAGAGGCCTCAAAATGTTGATATCTCCAAGTTACTTCAAATGTTTCTATTGCGTCTTGTGCATCATTAGTTAACTCAATTGCTGCCACTGTTGTTGGCCAAGCACTTCTGAATATATAACTTTTTAAAACTGTGTCATCACGATCTAAATGTTCTACAGTTAAATCTGTCTGATAATCAGCAGGAGCAATAACTCCTGTTCCAGAAGCAAGATCATTGATACCATTAGACCACCTCTCTATAGCGTTACGGATCATAAAGTCCGTATCGTTCATGAAAGTTGTTGTCCAAGCATCATCAAAAGTTCTGTCTCCAGCAATATATATTTGTCTACCACGAAACGGTATAGCAATTTCAGCCAAAGTCTGTGCAGGCAGAGAAGAAGCTGTTACCAGAAAAGAACCTCTACGAACATCAAGTCCTATTGCAATTCCGGGCGGGGGAGTGATCGTTACTCTATATTGATTAGCACGAGCACCACCACCAATTAGATTAGCTTTAAAGTCGTCTATAGCAGCCATGATTAACCTCCTACCTCACTAAACGATACACCAGTTCGCACTGCTATAAAGTTTAGTGTAATGAAGTTGATTGATCTGGCGGGTTTAATGTAGATGTCTCCAATAAACTCGTTTCGATCAATAACCTCACCTGTGTTATTTGTTGAATCACATACAACCTTAAAGTCGAAGATACCTCGTCGGCCCTGTACATCTCTCAAGAAAGGTTCAACCATATTACGGAACTGGGCCCGTGTAAACTCATCATTGAACTCAAAGAGCATGTATTTAGAAGCAGTTGCGATTGCCTTTTCAAGAACCAAGAACAACCTACGCACGTTAATTCGATCAAACGCACTTGGTTTCGCAAGAGAAGTCTTATCACCAAAAAGAACCACACCTTGGCCTGGGAAGTTGACAACAGGGTTAACCCTTGCTTGATAAAGAATATCTCTGGCTGCCTTATCTGGATTGAATGACAATTTAATTGCACCCCTTACATTACCCCGATTATAACCAGCGGGAGAATACCAAGGATCAGCAACACCATCTGTGTATGCACAAAGTCCAGCAGTATCACCGCACATTGGAACATAACGATATACATCATTATACTTGTCATACATATATTTGTATGCACTGTCGAATACCATGTAAGATGATGCAGGGCAAAGATCAAATGCAGTTTTTAGATTATTAACCGGCCTAGCAGCAGTTGCTGAAGAAGTTGCAACACCAACTGTCGCAGAGCGATATGGAGAAACAAATCCCACACAATCTCTACGCAGTTCACAAAGATCAGTAATCATTGTTACATGAGTATCTTGTGTAGCAGCTGTATCACCAGCACCACCACCTTTACCACCAATTACTAGGTTGATGTCATGTAATTCTGTATCGGCAAACTTGTCATATGCAAGTGTCAGTTCACCAGCTGTTGGAGCAAGATCATCTGTTCCACCTGTAAGTGAATCAATCGTAATTGGATGCACAACTGTATAAGTAGACGTTGTATCTGTACCCCAGTTTGAACCAGCAGATATATGATCCGTCCAGTAAATGTAATTTGATTCTCTGAAAATTACGTCTGCATAATAATTGCTACTACCAGTAGAAGTTCTAGCAACTGAACTTTTTGACACAGCAGCATAGGTTTCTATAACACTAGAAGTTCTCTGTCCAGCAACATCAGAATCGTATCCAGTGATATCACCTGTTGTATCATAAACAACAATGTGCATTTCATCACCAATACCACGGCCGTTGTCTTTTGACCACTGAGATTGTCCAGGCGCACTTGCAAACAAGTCGTGATATTTCCATTTCCGCCTTATATACGAATTATCTGCAATATCATTTTGCAAACCGCCACTATTTGGGTCATCTTTTAAACGAATTGTTAATACATTAGTTGATGTATTGACAACTGTTACTTCATACTCATTAAATTCATCAACTGGCACTGTAGCCGAAGTATCTGAAAAGAAAGAAATCATATCACCTACATTAAATGCATGTCCCGACTCATCTGCGTTATCAACCGTAATTGAAGTAGCGGCCGCCGATGCAGCACCGGCAGTTAACTGATTTGATGTGTCAACCACTTGCTCGTATCCTGTTGCAGTAGAACAAATCTGAACACCGATTGAGTTACCCCAAGTACCAGCAGTACGAGCAGTCCACTCACCGTGAGAACCCTGTCCTGTACTGAAAGATGCTTCATAATGGTCATCATCACGAATGAGAATACCACTATTCGCACCAGCGTTAACTGTTGTAGTCTCGCAACGAACAACTTTAAGATGGTCTGAATACTGCAAGAAATTTGCAGCTGCAAACCACGTTTCAAATTGATTACTTGTAGTCTTGGGTTTCCCAAAAATAGCAATCAATTCTTCTTCTGAACCGACTGATGTTACAGAAGAAACTGGACCTTTTTCAAACGGCCCTGCAATCGCACCAATCGTGGTTTGTACAGCAGGAATTACATTTGTAAGGTCAATCTCTCTGACATGTACGCCAGGTGAAACTAAAAAGCTCATATCCTTACTCCTTTATATTAAGAGTGTTTTTGTATTTCAATAATATTTATAAAAAACCAGTTTCCAAAAATCCTCTTTTATAAGTGTTATAACATATAAATAATTCTATGCCAAATGCACATTATGAGAAGTATAAAGATACCATAAAGAAGGTAGCTCGTAGGAATTATCGAAAAAGAATCATTCTACTTAACGAATTCTTGTCAGATAAGTCATGTAATCACTGTGGAGAAAGCGAAACTATATGTCTCAAATTCTATCCTCATGATTCAGAAATACGAAAATTAACAAAGCGAGTTGGTACTAATAATAAAAGTCGTAGAGAAATATTTCATCTGGTAGGTAACTCCACCATATTATGTTCAAATTGTTGGATCAAAGCAGATAATGATTTAATCGAATTTATTTAAATTTTTACCAGTTTGAACCATAATCTCGTACTACAGGATTCCATCTAGTACCGTATTCATCCACCACTTCACCAATATTTTCATCTTCTAGTCCTGTAACAACAAACCCAAATGGAGCCATATCCTGTTCCAAAGCATCTTGTTGTTCTCTCATCATGGTTTGACGTACATCCATGTCGGTTAATTCTTTAAAATATGTCTGGTCACAAGTCCATGCAAACAGGAATAAACATGCAACCAGATCATCCGTACAACCCTCATCGGCTTCAAAGGATTGTCCTTTCACAATATATGTGGATAATTCACTAATAATATCCAAATCTTCTATTATTAATTTGTTATCCTCAATCAATTGTTTAAGGTTAGAACAACCAATTCTCTTTACTGCTTTAGTGGTTCTTACTCCTAACTGCGCTCGTCCACCAGAAAATCCTCCACCAAGAATTTGTCCAGCCCGTCCACGCATAGAGGCCATAATAAGATTATCATATTCCAAGTCATATTGTAATGTTGTTGCTACCTGTTCCCCAATATCATTTACCTCGACAAGTACAAATGATTGATTGTATGCTCGTGCAATATCATATATTTTAGAAGGAAACACTAGTGGTTTAATTTCATTGTCTCTATATTTTGCAACAATTCTATAAGGCATTTCGGATACATCAAACACCAAAAATGCAGAATAATCATTTGATGTGCCGCGAGAAACATCAGCTGTTAACACATAAGTATGTCCTTCTTGTGGTTTTACATACAAATCCAAACCAGCATTAGACTGTATGGGATTTATATATGTCATTGTTCTTAACTTTTGTGGTGTAATTAATGTATCAATAGAACCAAGAAACTCACACTCAAACTCTGTATTGAACTGTGATTCTGAGGTAT